GAAAAATTCATCCCTTCGTAAATTTTAAAACTTTCATACTGAGAATATAACTTTAACCCATTTTAGAATGTTTTCAACCAAAATATATGAAGCCCAAGTCCTCAAGGGTTATGTTGAGGACAACATGGCGTTCAAAACGAATGCCAATGCGGTCATGGACAGTCTTGTCAGACAAGCCATAACGGTCCCGTATTTTCTCTCACAAGAGGAGTACAAAACCTTATGCGAAATGTTTGACGGACAATTCGTTTTCCAATCCGCAAGAGGATGCGTAAGATCAACCCATCCAATTTACGCCACCCTTAATGACGAGTGCAATAAGCACGCATCATCTAGTTCGCAATCCATTGTTCATAAGGGCGGCATCACCATGTCTATAGGTGATTCAACAAAGGCCAAAGTAGCGGCCACATCGCACAATTGCATCTTTCCTAACTCCATGAGAGATAGGTATAGACAAATTTGCAACAATATAGCAACCAGAGATCCTTCACTTGCCGGACTTGTTTCCAACTGCAGAGGGGATCCTGGAACAACGCTAATTTGTACTTGCGGTGCACAAAATTGCAAATTCCAGGCTGACGCAGCCTTCGCCGTGCATTCTTTGTACGATGTTTCATTTGACGACGTTGTTAGGATTTTTGAATCACACAACTTGAAGGAAATAACAGTTTATATGTACTTCCCACCATCTTTGTTTGGCAAAGAATTCGTTAATTTAGATGTCTTTGGTTCCAATGTTTCCAGATGCAAACATGACCCGTCCAAATTGTTTTTCAACTGTGGTGACTTTTCATTAGGTTACATACACGACAAGAAACAATGGGAAGATTGGGCTCGCATAACCAAGATCGTCTATAACGACTCTAAGCATGCAATTATGAGAGAGACTTTGCAAGTCCATGGACCTCTGCATATTTTTAAACTAGTTAAAGTGCTCAACGTCAAAGATGAAATTATACCATTGCATCATCCTTTTTCTGAAGTTTATAAGGAGTTTGTTATGGTGCCTAGTATTAGAGCAGCAGAAATCAACAGGTTTGTCGTCCCAATGGATGATTTAAAACACTATGTAGTCCCTAGGGATATAGTTGTCAAACTACTCGCTTACGCTAATAGACAGGCCGATGAATCATTCAAATATACAGAATTTTTATCATTGGCTTCTGCATACATCAGTCCTATCAGGATTGGCGGCGTTCAAGTTACTAAAGGTTGGCAGTTAGAACCAAGTGATTTTACGGACCTCACTGTTTCACTATTTGTCATCGCTGCGATACAGAGGGCAAATCGAACCAAAGCTATAGGTAAAGCATTTGGCGAGTTAAAAGCATCATCCAAAGACGGTTTCTTTGACAATTTTATCTATGAGTTCAATCGCATAGGTCGTATAATAAGTACGTTCATAGATAATCTTGACAATGATGATTGCTATAAAGACGGCAAGACCAGGACAAGAACACAGTATTTGAAGGAGTTCAACGTTATTGAATACAAAGATGAGAACACCTATCTTACCTACCACTCCTGCGTAATACCATCGTTCGGTTTTACCGTCCTAAAATCCACAACTGGCGTCAAACCCGTCCCATCCAAACTTATGCCAGTTGTTCCATCCACTTCAGACGAGGAGGCTGAAGAAGAGATATCTAAACTTCTAGGTGGTCATTTAACAAGTACACCGACTATTGATCCAGCATTCGCTGAGCATCTTGTGACCACCCACATTAAACCCTCCGCTCCATCACCAACCATGAGTGATGCATCGATTGAGAATGGCGACGACAGTGTTGAAAGCAATACTAGTCAAAGTGTAAGCGATATATGGCAAGAACCTAAGAGATTTATTATGGGTATATCATCTGATTTGTCCGATTACTCGGATATAATCCATGATAAGGACGATCGAGTTTGTAACATCACTCCGTATGTTCAATTGCCATCCAGGTACGCTTCTTGTAAAGAGTCGTATCCTGAAATCTGCCTATACGACATCGCATCCACGGCACAAGATCCGAATGTCGTACTTATAGTACCAGTTAACTCGCAATTAACTGATGGTGCCGGTTTCGCGAAAGCTTTCAACGAGATATTTGATTATCACAACTACATAAATTCAAATGATCTCGAGTTTCTTAGAGTCCACAGGTACCTCAAGCTAAATCACATGTATCGTGGAATTAAAAAGTTATCGTATCTAGTCATCCCACCGAACTATAACACTAAGAATCAATATGAGCGCCATTCTATCATACCTCAACACCCATTCATCCGTCAAATATTCAGATCCATTAGAGAATCACTGACCGAATACAGTTGCAACAACCCGGAAATCAACATTAAACTTCGCGTGCCCGCTATCGGCTGCGGTAATTTCGGCAACAGGGTCAAGTGTTTATACAGGGATTTGAGGATTGTTTCAGGTTTCGACACAATGCTTATCGTCCACAACGAGAGTGAGTTAAGATCATACACGTTTTTGTGCAAGTTTAAGTGTTCATGCAAATTAGTTGAGGCATTCGACTTCTTCTCGCCTTTACCGGCCGGTTGTTCAAATGATACTGCTATTGATTTTGCCATGAATCATCTTATATTTGATTCCGTCACCTTGAGTAGACACGAACGTGATCACCGTAAGATAGAAGCATTGAGGAACACCCTTGTCGATGATGCCAATGATCTCGCGCACATGTATATCGGATTCAACGCTCTGAACCTTAGTGATACCAGGACTACTGTCACTGAAATTTGCCAATGCACTGATGTCAACATGTGCAGATACTGTGCGAATACCACTGAGAACTCATTCAGAGAAGCTGAAGCCAAAGAGATTATGCGCCAAGCTCAGCTTGAAAATGACGACGCAAACACCATCAACGCAAACAACAAAGTAGAGCCATCCAAAAGATACCCAATGCGTGCGGAGATAATAGACGTAATTGATCCTTATCCTCTTGAAACAGTTATCATATCCGACGCCAAGGCTCCTAAAATTGTTACGCGTTTAATCAAACCGCTCTTTGACACTAATGAGTCAAATGGGGGCACTGATCTTATAACATTGAATAATAAGTTCCATGCCCTATCTAACAACTGTGACACATCTGATGATGAACCTGAGAAAGCTGGCAAACGAAGCATTTTCAAGAGTTTATCTAAAAGATTCAGTAGTATGTCAAAGAGCGCAAACAGTTCTCAATCTGTTACCGAAAATTGTAATGGTTCAACCATGGCTAGTAAGCAATCTAGCGCCAAAAATTGCAGTGAGGAACCAAGAATGGGCATTACACTTAAAAACGTTAAGACTGGTACAATTTCCGAAAGGCAATTAGCCTTCGAAAGAATTGAAGCAAACACAATCAATTCAACTGGCTTCTTAAGCGTCATCGCCGCGAAATCGATTAAAAGACCAAATCGTTTCAAGGGCGGTCATTGTGCAATAGCTAGCGTTTACCATGCCGCCCACATAGAATATGAGATTAGGGATTACTTCGATATCGCCATTAATGCGATGTGCGCGTATATAGAAGGACTGAGCTTAAAAACGCTTCGGGACTACATAGAAAACGGCAATTGGGTTGCTTTCCCAGCTGAATTCATATTTGTGTCCCTTGCTGCCAGATTCGACTTGAGAATAACCGTGCACGTACTCGACACAAATGAATGGGTGGTCGGCCATGGGGACAAAGACATACATGTCTATTACGCCGACAACCATTACAGCCACATCCCACCAGGTGGCGCTCGAGACAAGTACCCTCATCTCATACAACTCCTCACTAAAGGTAAAACGTGCGTCGGACAAACAATAGCTGATGTCTCCGCCGCACCCGGTTTCCTCATAAACGATCTACTCATACAAACACATGCTGACATACACGCTTTCCATTACACACCTGGCCTTAAAATGACCAATCCAGTTAATGATCCACGCGTGTCTTTGTTTGAGTACGATAATTACTTCACTGACGTAGTGCCAACTGGGCGCAAATACGATTATGTGATTTGTGATATTGGACGTTTAGTAAACACCGAGGAAATTGTAGCCAAGAATGTACCCGCGCTCATACACCACACTAAAACCGGTGGTTCATTACTTATTAAAACATTTGGAAATTGTCCGGATGTTTGGAAGCAGTGTGTTGACAACTTTGGCGTTGTTACTCCTTATTATAAAAGCGATAATGTTAGAGAGTTTCTAGGAAGGCACGTGTTGCCTGAAGTTTACCTCGTGTGTGAAAACAAGTACCAGAAACCTTTCGACAATAAACAAAGATTCAACAAGTTGAGGATCGCGTTAAATAAGGAGATTACCAACCACGCTCTTGCTTTCGATAAGAATGAGTATGAAGCATATAGGAGTGATTTCATTAAGGATTACACCGCATATTGCAAGGAAACCAATCGCACACCTAGCGTTTCTGTGTTAAACATCCCAACCTTCGATGGGACTGAACCTGAATGCTATGGCGTCATGGCGTGCACCGGGCTAGCTGGCGCTAGCAAGAGCACTACCATGATCAAAGCTGCCAATCAATCTAGATTACGTTACCTTGTGATTGCCCCTACTAATGAACTCGCCGATGCATTGCGTAAGAAGGGTGCAAAATCCGTCGCCACAATACATACAGCATTCGATACTATGTTTAACCCGGATATCATAATGGTTGATGAGGCAACAACTTTTGCCGTCCCATACATCACCATGCTCAGGAAGAAATTCCCTCTAGCTATGATACTACTTATGGGTGATGTTCATCAGATTCCATATGTGAATTTGAGCAATAAAACACCGTACACCGGTGTGTCTTCAATATTGAAGTATAATAATATGTACATTTCACATACTATACCTCAAGATATGATGAACATCCTAAACAAAGCATATCGAACGGCCTATGAGACTACTTCAATCATCAAGCGTTCCATATTTAAGGGTGAAGGTAAACCAGAAGAATTGCATGAGTTGTGCGTCAAGAACAACAAACCGTTTCGACTTATAACGTATTTACACAACACAATGGTGCAGCAATCCACTAGTTTGCCATCTTCTACCATCACCACTGCGCAAGGTTCTAGGTTTGAGTTCGTTGCTCTATACGTTGATTCCAAAGCTGTGTTAGACGGTTTGCATAACAGACCTGAATATATATACACAGCGCTCACCAGGCATTCAGTTGCTCTGGTCACGTATGGCACAACCCAGACTTTGGAAAAATTTCTGAACATCAACGGCGCAGAATTTATGAAACACACAGATCTCAATCGTATGTATTTTAGGAATGATACCATAATGGACGACACACCACAACTACATAAGTTAGCTTTGTCTAGTGCTAAAACCATCACCAACGAGACAGTCACAGCAAATGTTGCTATATCTGTGTTGCATAACGCAACTAGACAGCAAAACGAATCTGTCGTCGTTAAGAACTTAGACAACATTAACTATGGTAAAGTTGATCATAACCTTAGCACAAACACCAACTCTTTAAACGCTGATACCACCCCAAAGAAAGCTTACATGTTTGATCCAACCCTAAATCCTCTTAAAGCACAGACCACCACTTCACATGAGACCATAAGAGGTTTAATTGGTAGGTACGGTGAGGATTTCGGTAAGAAAATGAGCAAGAAGATCAGGTTGACAAAAGACAAGATCACTGTCAACCACATGCTCGCTTCTTTAGTTAAAGCCATTTATGGTGATCAGAAACACCTCGACAAGTTTACTACAGATATGAAATGTGATGACGACTTTCTGATGAAACACGCAAGGGAATATCTTGAGAGTGCTAGTCAGAAAGCAGCCCACAACCCATCTTATGTCGACGAGTTGAATGGTGATTTCGAATGGTTTAGAGAGAAGTTGACCTACCAAAATAAGAACCAGTTTAAATTTTCTTTAGATCATTTATCTAAAGAAAAGGTAGGGCAAGGTATAGCGGCATTTTCCAAACGCGTGAACTTTCTATTCTCAGTTTACGCGCGCGCACTGTTAGCAAGAGTGTCCGAGTTGCTTGTCGGCAAACGAGATAAGCCAGTTATCGTAGCAACGCATGGTAGCGATGAAGACATCGCTAAGTCCTATTCAGATATCATGAAACACGCAAAGAAGAGTGGAAAGCGTTGGTTCTGTTGCGATTATTCACAATGGGATTCTACCTTTACCTCATTTATGGGTGATTTCACATGGACTTTGATGCGTATGATGGGAGCAGACGAAAATTTAACTGATTATTTCAGAGCGTACAGGAAAACTTGGGTCCTCCAATACTTCAGTAAGCACGGAGCAGCGAAATTAAGCGGCAAGGATAAACAATTCTCAGGTAATCCATTCACCATATGTGAGAATACCCTCGCTAATCTTTGTTTCACGTTGATTTTGTTTGATTTTAAAGATGTTGAGTTAACTTTAGTGAAGGGTGATGATCTAGCAATCCTTTGCAGTGATTACAAACTCACCGAATACGGTAAAGAGATGTTAACTCAGACGGGTCATCAAACAAAGATACATTTTGATCCTGTTGGTGAGTTTGCTGGTTTCGTTCTCACGGAACTTGGGTTCTACCCAGATACTCTGCGTTACGCAACAAAGTTTATCGGCAAACAATACACATCCCAACAGCAATTTGATGAAGCACAGAAATCCGCTTTCGCTTGCACGCAAGTCGTCCACACGCAACAAGAAATTGAGTTAGGTGCAGTTGCACACTCCATGCTATACAGAGGAACATCAGCTCCAATTACACCAGAAGAATCTAAGTTGTTATTTAATTTCCTTAAGACAGCTAGCACACACAAATATTCTTCTTTAAAAGAGACAACGTTGCATCATGTGTATTGGGATAACACCACTAAAAACGCAACTATTTAAATAACCACTTCTACCTTTTGATTATTTCTATTAACATGTGAATTTATTCACGAAAAGCTCTTTTATCACTCTTAACTCAACTCAACAACCCCCACTATCACCCCGATCTAAAACTGACACAATGTCTACCTCCATGCACGCGTCAAGCAAACACGTCTCAACCATTTGCGAACAGGGTGTTTGTCGAACTCCGACTGGTACCGCTTATGTTTCCAAAATGTTGCACCCGCCATCGCCCAAATCGGGAGAGTACGCAGGTTACCCAGATAACAATGCAACACCTAGTCTGCAATACGAGTTTAGACTCACGGATGACGTCACCCCACTTCTCAACACCACTCAGATCAAAGGTGAAGATGTTGGCGCGCTCATCTTGTTTGCACCTGGCTTCCTTATACCAACGTTTCAAGCCTACCTCACTGCCGACATTAATCTATGGATGAGTGCACCTTCAACATCTGGAGGCGGCGGCGGCAATCTAGGACAAAGAAACATCAATTTCATAAAGGATTGGCCCGTCACCCAAGGAGAAATAGACCGTTTGGCTGACATTTCAGCCACGAGACAGACATTTCGCAGTTCCACCGTCTATCTCAACACAAACGAACTCACCAATAAAGGTACCATGTCTGCCGCCTCTTTCAGACCCAACGTGTTCATTATTTCCGTTGGTGGCTCAGGTAGACTTGGTGTTGAGCACGTAACAAAACAAGGCAATACCTCACCACTTTCTTCATCTTTTCTTGAAAGATGCGTCAATTTTGATGCTTTCAAGGATAAGCTTACCAAGTTTCACAACGAGCGCAACGATTTAGCTCGTATGATTAATGACACTAGAGCTTCTAGCCGAACTGATAAGGACAACATACTACCTCCACCAACGCCGTACATAATATCTGATACGGTGATTCAAGTGGTCGTACTAGGTGATCACATCAACGCAATGTCCCAGATAGGCCAAATGAGCCCAAAATCCGACACCTGGTTAGCCAAAGAGGGTGCATACTGGCGCAGTTTTCCAGCACAACCCGTCAACATGTACAAGGCCACTGAATTCTCTGTTGCAAGTAGCAGAGTTCAAAACCTTCTGTACTGCGCTTATGCATCAATCAACGCCACTGGTCAATGGAATATTAATTATTTTACCAACGGTAGCACTGATCCCAACGATCCTAGAACTGCTTTGCAAGACCTCCCCTGGTCTGATTGGACGTGGGGCTACGTCTGGATGAATGATCTAGACAAAGCTTCAAGTGTCACAATTAAAACCATTCAGGGTTTTGAAGTTCAACCTGTCGTTGGTTCCATGCTTTCACCATTGATTTCCATTCCGGCGCCACCTGACAATATGGCTCTTGAGTCGTTGAGCATTATTACTAATAAGGCTCCAGACGTTCTTCCCGCTTCATTTAATGATGATGGACCTACGAAATCCGCGGCCCAAACAAAAGAGGAGTTGACCCCCGCTGAAACTTCGGAATTAGTGGGTATGTCTAATGAAGTCTCCCAAACGCAGAGCAAACCTCTCCAAAAAACTAATAAATCCAGAGGATGGCCATCCATCCCCAAGGAAGCTAAAGGAGGGAGGCCTGCTAGACAGACTGAACATAAACAAGCCAACCATAAGTCCACAAATAAGAAGAAAGGTACCGGAACCCCCTCTGGAGGCAACGGAACCATTCGAGTTCGTGGGCCAAATGGCCAACATGGCAACAAGCCTCCTCAAGTTCCTTTAACTAAAGCCAAGAGCGCCAACAACAAGGTCGGAAAACAACTTTCAAAAATGATGAAGAAAGTTAAAGTTTGATACACTTAAATATCCTGGACCACACCAGTATTCTAGTAGGTTTTTGTGGTTTCCTACACACAAAAGGGTTTTCAAAAATTTTACCCTCCATTATTTCTACATGC